TCATGAAGAAAAAGCGCAACAGAAAGGCTGCTGCCGGGATCGGCGCAACCACCACTTCCAAAGACTGGGGTTTCGGCCCTGTGTCCGGTAAGGGTGGCAAAACCACCAACAGTCTGATCGGTGACACCATGATCCACCGGGAACTGAAGGATCAGAAGCGGAATTAACCAATTAGCTAATTTGATAATCGGGAGGGGCTGCGGCTCCTCCCTTTTTTGCCGTGGATGGTTTTACAAAATGGCGGTTGGTATCATGGGGTAAATGATTGATGGGAGGGAGATGCGTGGAAGACTGGCTGAAAATCGAAACAGAATACATCACCACGGATACCTCTTACAAGAAGTTGGCTGAGAAATACGGTGTAAATGTGACCAGTATTGCAAAGAGAGCAAGCGCTGGAAAATGGGTCGAAAAGCGCAAACAATATGCAATCAAAAAGCAATCGAAAACGTTAGAAAAAATTTGCCAACAGGAGGCTCAAAGAGCTGCAAAAATCAATAGCGTGGCTGATAAGCTGCTGCTAAAAATTGAGGCTATGGTTGATGATGAGAAATGTATTAGTGAGAAAGGCATCCGGGCACTAACGGCTGCGGTCAGGGATCTGAAAGAAATCCAGAGATTCAGAACTGATCTTGACCGTCAGGAGCAGGAGGCCCGTATTGCCAACCTGCGGAAGCAGGCTGATCCGGAGCAGAAGGAGACCGCAACGCTGATCGTTGAGGGATTGCCGGAGGAATTCAGGACATGAGCAAGATAGACCTAAGTCAGATCAGCGATAAGCAGTATGCTTTCCTCTCTGCCAAGCCGAAGCATGTTGGTTTCGGCGGTGCCCGTGGAGGCGGCAAAAGCTGGTCAGTGCGGACAAAGGCCAAGATCCTGGCAGCTGTTTACCCAGGTATCAAGCAGCTGATCGTCCGCCGGACTTATCCGGAACTGGTGAATAACCATATCAATACCCTGATCGACGAGCTTCACGGCATTGCCAGGTACAACAAGTCCGAGAAGATGTTCACCTTCCCCAATGGCAGCACTATCAAGTTCGGCTACTGTAATGCGGACAAAGACCTGGATCAGTACCAGGGCGCGGAGTATGACATCATCTTTCTGGATGAGGCCACCCAGCTGCAGGAGATGTGGATTAAGAAGATCACCGCCTGTCTGCGTGGTGTCAACAACTTTCCCAAGCGTATCTACTACACCTGCAACCCCGGCGGTGTGAGCCATGGATATTTCAAGCGGCTGTTCATCGACCGGAAATATGAGGAAGGCGAAAACCCGGAGGATTATTGCTTCATTCAGGCACTGGTAACAGACAACAAGGCTCTGATGAAGAGTCAGCCAGACTACATCAAGCAGCTGGAAGCCTTACCACCCAAGCTTCGCGATGCCTGGTTATACGGGCGCTGGGACGTATACGAAGGTCAATTTTTCGAGACCTTCCGCACAGAGCCGGACAGGGTTAAATGCCATGAGGCAGGTATTTCCCTGGAGCAGGCCAAGACAGAAGGCCGCTGGACCCATGTTATCAAGCCTCTGGATCTGAACGCAGGCAACCGGCGGGGATGGAAGATCTACCGCAGCTATGACTTCGGCTATGCCAAGCCATTCTCCTGTGCCTGGTGGGCCATCGACTATGACGGCACCATGTACCGGATTCTGGAACTGTACGGCTGCACCAAGACTCCCAATGAGGGTGTGAAGTGGACACCGGATCAGCAGTTCCAGGAGATTGCCAGAATCGAGCAGCAGCATCCGTGGCTGAAGGGTAAGAACATCCAGGGCGTGGCTGACCCGGCCATCTGGGACAAGAGCCGCGGTGAATCCATTGCAGACACCGCTGCCAAGTATGGGGTTTACTTCGTGCCCGGTGACCATGAGCGCATTGCCGGATGGATGCAGTGCCAATACCGGCTTCAGTTTGATGAGCATGGATATGCCCGGTGCTATATCTTTGAGAACTGCACTGGATTCATCCGTACCATCCCGCTGATGATGTATGACGAGCATAAGGTGGAGGATCTGGATACCTCCATGGAAGACCACATTGCCGATGAATGGCGGTATATGTGCATGAACCGACCTGTGCAGCCTCTGCGGCCTGTGGAGACCGTGACCATTCTGAATGACCCGCTGAACCAGTTTACAAACCGATAGGAGGAAATAACCAATGGTTTTTGACAAAGAAAAGCAGATGATGATTTACGACGGCAAAAATCAGTTTGCCATTGGCACAATCCCGGAGCCGAAGCAGGATGCACCGGAAACCGCTGCTGTGCTGCAGGAGACCGCACCGGCCATTGGCCCCAATGAAATCAAGAAGTTTATCAATGTGCTGCGTGACTACAAGACCGGCAAGGGAGCCACCGACCGCCGGATCATCGCCTCTGAACAGTGGTGGAAGCTGCGCAACACCGAGGAAGAGCAGAAGGAAACCGAAGTCGGCAAGGACGGCGGTTTCACCAGCAGATCCGGATGGCTGCACAATGTCATCGTCAGCAAGCACGCGGATGCCATGGAGAGTTTCCCGCAGCCGGTGATCCTGCCCAGGGAAAAGGCAGACGAGCAGGAAGCCAAGCTGCTTAGCGACATTATCCCCTGCATTCTGGAGAACAACAAGTTCGAGAAGACCTACTCCGATGCCATGTGGCAGAAGATGAAGACCGGTACCGGTGTGTACAAGGTTGTCTGGGACAAGAACCTGCTGAACGGCCTGGGTGACATCCGGGTGGAGAATGTGAATCTGCTGAACCTATACTGGCAGCCTGGCATTACCGATATTCAGAAGTCCCGGTACTTCTTCCAGACCGAAATGATCGAGAAGGAAGTGCTGATGCAGAAGTACCCCCAGCTGGAAGGCAAGCTTCGCAATACCGGCCCCTTCTCTTCCCGGTTCCTGTATGACGATGCCGTTTCTACATCCAACTATGTGACTGTCATTGAGGTCTACTACCACAAGCACCAGCAGGGCAAGCGCACGCTGCATTACTGCAAGTTCGTGGGCGATCAGGTATTGTTCGCAACCGAGAACGAAACCGAGGTAAGACAGGGATTCGACGGCAAGCCCAAGCCTGCTATGGCACTGGTGGGCCTGTATGACCACGGAAAGTTCCCCTATGTCTTTGATCCGCTGTTCCCTGTTGAGGGCAGCCCCTGCGGCTATGGCTTTGTTGACCTGTGCCGGAACCCCCAGACCGAGATTGACATCATGAAGACCAGCTTCGTTAAGAATGCTATGGTTGGTTCTATCCCCCGGTACTTCAGCAACGATCAGAACGGTGTGAAAACCGAGGACTTCCTGGATCTGAGCAAGCCTCTGATTCCTGTCAACGGCAGTCTGGACGAAACCCGGTTCCGCAGAGTGGAACACACATCCCTGGACGGCAACTACCTGAATCTGCTTCAGCATGACATTCAGGAACTGCGGGAGACCAGCGGCAACACGGAGACGGCCACTGGCACCACCAATTCCGGTGTCACCGCAGCATCCGCCATTGCGGCACTGCAGGAGGCTTCCGGCAAGGGCAGCCGTGACAGCACCAAGGGCAGCTACCGGGCCTTTACGGAGATCGTGGACCTCTGCATTGAGCTTGACCGGCAGTTCTATAACCTTCCCAGGCACTTCCGCATTGTGGGTGAGTACGGTGTGAACGAGTACAAGACCTACAACAATGAAGGATTGCAGCCCCAGCCCCAGATGTTCCTGGGTGAGAACATGGGCATGCGGAAACCTGTGTTCGATATCAAGATTTCTGCCCAGAAGAAGAACATCTTCACCACCGTCAGCCAGAATCAGCTGGCACTTGACCTGTTTAAGCTGGGATTCTTTAACCCGCAGCTGGCAGACCAGGCGATTATGTGCCTTGGCATGATGGACTTCGAGGGCAAGGATGACATCATGCAGAAGATCAGCCAGAACGGTCTGCTGTGGCAGAAGCTTCAGCAGTACATGCAGATGGCACTGACCATGTCCCAGATTGCCAACCCCGCTATGTCGGAGATGATTGCCCAGGATATTGTACAGACCCTGGGACAGGGTGCCCTGGTTGCAGGCGGCAGCATTGGTATGCAGGCCAATCCCGCAGCAAACGGCGGAAAACCCGCAGAAGACACCAGAACCGGCAATGCCAGAGCCAGAGCGGCCCAGGCATCCCAGCCCGCATAAGGAGGAAAACCAATGATTGAAGTGACTTACTACCGGGAACACAACCGACTGACCGTGACCGGCCATGCCCAGAGCAATGAATACGGCAAGGATCTGATCTGTGCCTCTGCATCCATCCTGGCACTGACCCTGGGTGCCAATGTGGGCCACATGGCAGACAGCGGCTGTGTGGTGGATCCCATCGTCAAGCTGGAAGAAGGCAATGCAGAGATCAGCTGCAAGGCCAAGGCCAGATACCGGGAGAGTGTCCGGCAGACCTTCATGAGCGTGTGCGTGGGCTTTGAAATCCTGGCAACCAAATGGCCGAACTACATTTCCTACAGTGTCCGGGGATGGTAAACGGGATTCTCGCTTGCTATGATGGCCACAGGTTAAAACACGGGACCCGCCGCCCCGGAAATAGCGGCAGATAAGTGTTTGGAGGATCAAACATGTTTAACCACTTCGACTGGCGGCTTCTGCAGCTGTTCGGCGGTGAGGGCGGTGCATCCGGAGCATCCCCTGCCGGTGACGGCGGTAATGCAGCAGCTGCTGTTACGGGCGAAAACAGTGCCGACGCCGGGCACCAGCGTTTGCGGGAATTGGGCGTTCCCGAAAGCAAGATCAGAAAACCCCGGGCGCAGAAGGCTTCCCCTCTGCCGGAAGGTGCAGTACGCACTGAGCCGAAGCAGCAGGAGCCTCCCCAGCAGGCCGCCGCTGCTGAAACCACCAATGCCCAGACGGAAAACCCGCCTCCCACTCGCATGAGTTGGGACGAGATCATGAAAGACCCTGAGTACAACCAGAAGATGCAGGAGATTATCCGATCCAGAGTCAAGGACGGAGACCAGAACCGGTCAATCCTGGAAGCTCTGGCACCTGCCATCAAGCATCTGGCCCAGGAAAACGGTCTGGACCCGGAAAATGTGGACTACACCGCACTGGCCAAAATGATTACCGGCGAATATGAGGACAAGGCCCTGGAAATGGGCGTTTCCAAGGAGACTGCCATGAAGCTGGATCAGCAGCAGCGGACTCTGGAACAGCAGAAGTTCCAGAATCACATCCTGAAGCTGCAGCAGCAGGAGCAGGCTCTGAAAGCCGTTATCCCCAATTTTGACCTGCGGACTGAAATGCAGAATCCCACCTTTGCCCGGCTGACCTCTCCCAGTGTTGGTCTGAGTGTGGAAGATGCCTTCTATGCGGTTCATCGCAGAGAGATGCAGGCGCAGTCTATGCAGGTGGCAGCGCAGCAGACTCGTCAGATGATCTCCAACGCTATTGTCAGCGGCACCAACCGCCCGGATGAAACCGGTACGGTATCTCAGGCTCCTTCCGTCTCCAAGTTCGACTATAAGAACATGACTCCTGCCCAGCGCAAGGCTCTGAAAGATGAGATTTACCGGGCAGGTGCTGAGGGAAGAAAAATCTATCCCGGCTGATAATCACCGGTTGTTCTTCCCTCGTACTGATACGAAAGGAGAACAGTTATGAAAAAGTTTATCTTCGCTCTGCTTCAGCTGTTCGCTGACGCAGGCACTGTGGTCAACGCTACCACCGGCTATGTGAATTCCAGCACCGGTGCCGTGACCAATTTCGACGCTTCCAATTCCCTGGCAGGCGAGCTGAAGACCTACTACGATACCGAACTGCTTGAAAATGCCCGCGTGGAAATGTTCTACGCACAGTTTGCAAAGAAGCAGCCTCTTCCCGCCGGCCGCGGTAAGACCATCGAATGGCGGAAGTGGAACACCTTCGAGCGTGCTTCCAAGCTGCAGGAAGGTGTCATCCCCACCGGTCAGAAGTTCGGCATGTCCAGCAAGACCGGCACCATTGACCAGTACGGTACTTACGCCACTGTCTCTGATCAGCTGGAACTGCACGCCTTTGATGATGTGATCCTGGGCGCAACTGAGGAAATGGGCGCATCCGCTGCCGAGACTCAGGAAGTCCTGATCCGCGACGCTCTGCTGGTCAACACCAACGTCCTGTACTGCGACAATGTTACCCTGGCCACCGGTGTTGCTGCCGGTACTCCCACCAGCTGTGCTGAGATGGAAGCCTCAGCAACTGTCATGAGCGTGTTCAACCCCGCCATGGTTGCCAAGGCTGTGACCATCATGAAGAAGAACCGCGTGCCCACCATCAACGGCAAGTATTACTGTGTGCTGCATCCCTCCGTTGCCCATGACCTGCGCAAGGACAAGGATTGGATCGAGGCCCACAAGTATGCACGGCCCGAAGAGATCTACAACGGTGAGATTGGTGAGCTGCACGGCTGCCGCTTCATTGAGAATGTCTTCGCTCCCATCCTGGGCGGCGCTGACTACCAGAACAAGGCCGGTACCGTGACCTACGCCAGCTATATGTTCGGCAAGGACGGCTTCGGTATCATCGATCCCGAGGGCGGCGCTCTGGAAATGATCGTGAAGGACAAGAGCCAGATCGGCGGTCCCCTGAACCAGTTCAGCACCATCGGCTACAAGTTCGAGACCAACGGTGCAACGATCCTGTACCCCGAGCGTGTCATGCGTATCATGAGCTGCTCCAGCTTCTCCGGTCAGGACGAGGCCAACTAAGCGTAACCCAATAACCAATGGGGGCAAGGCGCAAAGCCCTGCCCCCTGATTTCTTTTAAGGAGGAAATTTACAATGGCTACCAACAAAAACGAACAGGCCACCCATGCACCTGAAAAAATGGACATCTACATTGAGCGCGGCAGTGCCAATGATGACCCCAACCTGCAGGTGTGTGTCAACGGTGTGATGTATCTGCTGCCCAAGGGTAAGACCTCCACGGTACCCCTGGCAGTCTACAACGAGATCATGCGTTCCCGCAGAGCCCGCGAACAGCAGGATCAGCGCATGAGCGAACTGAGAGGCGCAGCACAGCCTTAATATTGCGACGGGGGCTTCGGCTCCCGTTTTTTGATAGGAGGGAAACCAATGAAGATTATCGAAGCAATCAACCAGATCGACAGTCTGAAACCCAATGCCTACAGCGTTAAACAGAAAATCTTCTGGCTGAATCAGCTGGAAGCCATGGTGAAGAAGCAGGTCATTGATGCCCATGAGGGCGGTGACAAGATTCCTTTCGATGGCTTCACAGAGGACACGGACACCAGCACCGTGCTGTTCATGCCGACTCCCTATGATATGGCATACATCTACTGGCTGGAAGCGCAGATTCACTATGCCAACGAGGACATCGATATGTACAACAGTGCAATCACCATGTTCAATGCGGCTTTCCGGGAGTACAAGGACGATTACAAGAGAACCCACACCACCAAAGCCGCAGGACGGTTCCGGTTCTAAGGAGGGACAGCTATGTATTTCCCTACTCTGAATGCCCGTCCCAGGAGTCAGCAGACCATGGATGTGTTCGGCGGGTACAACCACAATGTCCGGATTCAGGAGAATGAATTCTATGACATGAAGAACCTGACCTCTGATCAGGCTCCGGTGCTGGCTCCCAGAAAGCGGCGGGGCCTATACGCACAGGGTAAGAATGTCCAGGGCATGATTGCCAAAGACAGCCTGTGTTATGTGGACGGCACCAAATTCGTTATCAATGGGTACCCGGTGGAAATGGAACTGTCTACAGCTGCAGAAGACTGCCCGAAGCAGCTTATCTCCATGGGTGCCTATGTAATCATCATGCCGGATAAGAAGTATTTCAACACGGCAAACCACTCTGACTACGGCAGCATTGAAGCAGAGGTAACCACCCAAACCGATGTGACCTTTATCCCCTGCAAGCTGGACGGAACGGAGTACACCCCGGATTACATTCAGCCGGAACAGCCTACGGAACCGGAAAACATGGCACTTTGGATGGATACCAGCACCGAGCCGCACAGCCTCAAGCAGTATTCCAAAAGCATGGATATGTGGGCAGGCGTGGAAACCACCTATGTGAAGATCCGGTGTGCAGGTATCGGACAGCCCTTTACCCAGTATGATGGTGTCAAAATCTCCGGTATTACAAACCAGCCGCTTGTTCTGAGCGACGAGGAAGATGTTATTGCCAATGCTTCACAGCTGGAAGCTCTGGAAGGCAACCACATCATTTATGCCCGGGAAGACGATTACATCGTGGTGATCGGACTTCTGGACAGCAGCGTAACCATCTCAAGCTCCATTACCGTGTCCCGGAAAATGCCTGCTATGGATTTCATCATTGAGAATGAAAACCGTTTGTGGGGCTGCCGGTATGGCCTGAACAATGATGGCGAAGTGGTCAACGAGCTTTACAGCTGTAAACTGGGTGACTTCAAGAACTGGAATTGCTTCATGGGCATTTCCACCGACAGTTATGTGGTGTCCCTCGGTAGTGACGGCCAGTTCACAGGGGCTATTGCACATGCCGGTCACCCTCTGTTCTGGAAGGAAAACTTCCTGCACAACGTTTATGGCCAGATTCCTGCCAATTTCAGTGTCCAGACAACGGCCTGCCGTGGAGTCCAGAAGGGCTGCGAAAAGAGCCTGGCCATTGTCAATGAGATCCTTTACTACAAGGCACGTCATGCCGTGTGTGCCTATGATGGCTCCCTGCCCGTGGAGATTTCCACAGCACTGGGAGAAGACCTGTATGAAAAAGCTACCGCAGTTGCCCACGGCAATAAGTATT